TAGTGGTAGTATGTTAGCTAATACACACCAACAAATTACTATGGAAGGTACTAGTGCGCCACAATCAGAAAACGGATTCAAAGATATCGAAGTTACCGCTGTAGGCAGCACTATTAAATTTAAAACTATTGTACCGGTAACTGAATACTTAACAACATACGACTTTGGACCTGTTGGAGCTTCAGGGTTTGAAAATGCCATACAATTAGCACTGCAAGGATCTAATATTGATTTTGGTACACTAACGTATGATTCAGGAATCAATTTAGATGTTGGCGGTTTATAAGGAGCAAATTCTAAATGGCAATTACTTGGATAACGCCAGCAGGAGACCTAGGTACTTTCGAAGAAAGAATCACAGTCAACATTCCAATAGAAGCGTCTACTGATACTTCTAATACAATATCATATTCTATAATTGCTGGTGCACTTCCTGTAGGTTGTGTTTTATCTAATGGTGTAATTAAAGGCGCACCTGGAGAAGTTACAAAGCACACAGTCAAGAAATTTGTTATTAGAGCTGATGACAGCACTGGCGGCTGTATGGATAGAACATTTAGTATGGCCATAACTGGGTCAGACTTTCCAGAATGGATTACTGAAAGAGGTTATTTAAATGTTGGGCAAGGAGAAGCATACTTTGCACTTGACGATTCCAAGATAGACTTTCAATTACAAGCAACTGATAAAGATCTTACAGCAGGGGAAACACTGAGCTACTATATGGTGCCTAACGGAGGACTTTTACCTCCAGGGTTATCTTTATCCCAAACAGGAAAGATCAGTGGGTTTACGGAGCCTGTGCAGGCTGTAGAGTACAATTCAACTAACACTGGAGCATACGACACACATTCTTTTGATACTGTTCCACTTGATATTGCAAAAAATACATCAACTGGTTTTGATACATATTTTTATGACACACAAAGATTTGACTACGCAGAAGGAAGTCAAATACCTAGAAAGTTAAGCAGAGAATACACATTTAGTATTGCGGTTACCGACGGCATTAATGCTATACATAGAACATTTAAAATTTATGTTGTTACTGAAGAATTTTTAAAAGCAGACAACACATTATTACAAGTTGATACAAATTTATTCCAAGCAGATAACAGCGGAGATAGACAGCCACTATGGATTACAGATCCTTACTTAGGTAGATATAGAGCAAATAACTTTGTAACTATTCCACTAGATGTTTACGATCCACCTACATTATCAGGTACAATAACTTATTTCTTGGTTGCAAATAATCCAGACGGTACTCCAAGTACTATACCACCTGGTCTTACTCTTGACACTGTAACAGGTGACCTTTCTGGTAAAGTTCCGTATCAAGCAGCAGTAACTAAAAACTACCAGTTCACTATGAGAGCTGTAAACTTTCCTGCAAATCTAGCAACAATTAATTACACACTTGTAGGTAGTTGGAGTAGTACTAGAATTTATAATGTCAACGAAGCAATTGTTTATGATGGAATTATTTACATTGCTATCGTACAAAACCAAAACAGATTACCTACTGATACAGACTATTGGGTTCCAGGTGTTTCAACTGTTGAAAGAACATTTAACGTAGACATCATTGGTGAGATTGAGAGTTCAATTGAATGGGTTACACCTTCTGATAGAGGAACAATTAAGCCTAACGAGCCAAGTAACTTGTATGTTGAAGCAAAAAGTTTATTGTATGGTGGTAGAATTTTATACACATTAGAAAGCGGAAAGTTACCTGCAGGCTTAGAATTTTTACCTACAGGACTTATTCAAGGTAAAGTAAAACAATTTGAAGATGAAAAAGGTTTAGGCCTAACTAGATTTTATGAGCAGGATAGTGCTGGAGAAGATTCATCGACTAGATCTAGAGACTTTAGCTTAACATTTGATCAAGAACGAACATCCTTTGATAAAGAGTTTAAATTTACAATTAAAGCACAAGACGGTGCAAACTTTGCCGAAGCCACAAGAGAATTTAAAATTAAAGTAGTTGCTGATAATCAAAAAGTGTTCTCAAACATATATGTTAGAGCATTACAATCAAAAGAGAAAAGATTATCATGGTTTAACTTTATTACTGACTCTACTGTTTTTAAACCAGATGAAATTTATCGTTATGGTGATAAGAACTATGGGGTACAAAGTGAATTAACAGCATTACTATTTGCTGGTATTGAAAGTAAAACAGCACAACTGTTTGTTTCTGCAATGGGCAGGAATCATTACAACAAACGATTTACGTTTGGTAATGTTAAAAAAGCAGTAGCAAAAGATCCAACTACACAATCATCTTTATATGAAGTTATCTATGTTGATCTAATTGACGATCTTGAAAAGAATGGTAAAAGTATATCGCAAGTAGTAGAACTACCTGATAATATTAACAGCAAAATTATTGTTAGTTATGACAGTATTAGCATTGATAGTGATGTTCCTCTAGTAAGTGATTCAGATCATCAAAGAATTTTTCCTAATTCAGTAAATAACATGAGAAAGAGAATACAAACTGTTGGGGAAAGAGACAGAGGGTTTTTACCTCTATGGATGAGAAGTATCCAAGAAACAAGCACTTATGAGCTTGGATTTACCAAAGCACTTGTATTGTGCTATACAAAACCAGGGAAAGCCGACAGTATTATAGCAAGAATCAAGCAAAAAGCGTTTGATTTCAAGTCTATTAACTTTGTTGCAGATCGCTATATCATAGATATAGTTGACGGGCAAATTGAGGATAAATACTTTGTATTCCCGCAACGTGGAGAAAAGAAACCGTGAGTAATATAAATTATTTGAGCATAAACGAAAACTTTCCTGTAGCAGGTGCCGATAACGACACCCAAACATTCAGGGACAATTTCGATACTATTAAAACAAGTTTAAGCACAGCCAAGACTGAAATTACTAGTCTTGAGTCAACTACTGCTAGATTATCTAATCCAGGCGGCGGTGCATATATTAATGACTTCCAACTTAACCAAGTTACAAGAGCTGTTATGGCAAATAACAGAGATAAACTTAACAACTTGGGTACAGTACCACTTGTTGAAGGTACAACAACAGAGATTGATTACCAAACTGGCTCATACTTTATTATTAACGCATCATCAGCTCTTAACTTACAGTTTACAAACTTTGCTGGAGATCCAGCAAACGGTGAAGAAACAGCAGCCCAAAGTGGTGTAAGTAAAGTAACTTTAGAACTTAGAACTTCAGGTGTTGGTGACAGAGCAGTAACATTTACAACTACAGGCGGAACTGTAATTAAGAAAGATAGCGGTTTTCCGGCATCACTTGTACTAACTTCTAGCACAGACCCTGTGTTTATTGAAGTTTGGCGCCATAGCCAAGATTTCATATACATGAGGCATTTGGGCTCATTTAGTTAATATGTTTCATCCATTAGAACAAGATTTATCCGAAATGACTACCTCCGAGGTAGAGCTTAAACTAAGCGAATTGAACAAAAAATATTACCAAGCGAGCCGTTTAGGCAATAATCAACTGTTGACACAACTTCAAACTTTTGTTACAATATATAGAAATGAACTTCGCCAGAGAGCAATACAAGCGAAATTTGATGAACAAGAGAAAGATTTGGATCAACTGATTAATGTGGACTGAAACTAATACTACTGAACAACTTATTAAAGGCATAGTTAAGTATGGCCCGGACATACTTGAGCATTGTGTATGCACTGATGACCTTAGTAAATACAAAAACAAGATAGAAAAAGAGTTTCTTGACTATCCACTTCCAAAAAAATCAATAGATTCTACTAATTGGTTTCTTCCGTACAAATATCAAAACATGGACATTAAGCAACATTTGTTAGCCAGATGTTCAAGTGATGCTGAATTAGACAGGGTAAATATAGAACTAGCAGAGTATGAGAAGCGAAATTTGTTTCCGTTGCTTAAACAGATGGTATATATAATAGATACACTTAGAGAAAAGAATATTGTTTGGGGTGTAGGTAGAGGCAGTAGTGTTGCTAGTTTTGTACTCTATTTAATGGGAGTACACAAGGTAGATAGTATTAAATACAATATACCACTAAACGAATTCTTTAAAGGAGAAATATAATGGCACTAGTAAGAAGTATGAGAGGTAAGGAAGTTGACATGGAGAAACTTAATCTCAAAAATGAAGAACTTCCAGCAGTTGGAAATGCTAAAGTAAATGCACGTGGAGACGAATTAGGTCCAGGTGGAAAGATTATTAGAACAAGAGAAGAAGTTCTATCAGACTATTACAAGCAAAATCCAAGAGCAATCAAAGAAGAAATCGTAAGTAGAAAAAAGTAATTTTTAGATAGGACAATCCATGAGAGTAGAATCATTGGTGATTGTCGGCGGTGGAAGTTCAGGGTGGATGTCAGCAGCCGCACTGTCTAAACTATGTCCACACATCGACATAACCATTATTGAATCACCTAACATAAAAACTGTAGGCGTAGGTGAAAGTACACTCGGTCACATTACAAAATTTTTAGATTTGCTAGGTCTTGAAGATAAAGACTGGATGGCAGAGTGTAATGCTACATACAAAAATTCAATCAGGTTTACAAACTTTAGAGAGAACGACGGTACCAGTTTTCAATATCCTTTTAGTTTAGGTTTTGATATGACTGATAAACCAGGCGGAATAGATGCTTGGTCAGAGTTAGCAACTGTATATCCAGATGAATTTACTCCTGATACATTCGCTAAATTTTATGCTACCGCTAACACATATCTTTCTGATATGTGCAAAGGCACAACAAATGCAGATCAAAAATTAAGACATTATAGTTTTAAATGGGATACTGCATATCATGTTGATGCTGCAAAACTAGGACAATATCTTAAAAACAATATTGCTATGCCTAATGGTGTAACATTGTTAAATCACGATGTAGTACACGTTGATATGGAAGACGATCAAATAAGCGGTCTTTTATTAGATAACGGAGAAACAGTATCAGCAGACCTTTATATTGATTGTACAGGATTTCAATCAATGCTTTTAGAAAAAGCAATGAAGCAAGAGTTTTTGTCATTTGATGATTATCTAGCAAACGACTGTGCTTGGGCATGTAGAGTACCTTATGAAGATGTTGAAAAAGAAATGCACCCTTACACAGACTGTCATGCATTAGATAATGGTTGGGTATGGCATATTCCATTATGGAATCGTATTGGTACTGGGTATGTATACTCATCAAAATTTACAACTGCTGACGCAGCAAAAGAAGAATTTAGAAAACACCTAGCAACAACAGGTTCAAAAGAACGTGCAGACAATGCAGAAATGTTTCACATTAATATTAAGCATGGCCGTAGACGTAGAGGTTGGGTACGCAACGTTGTTGGCATTGGACTAAGTTATGGTTTTGTAGAACCTTTAGAATCTACAGGACTACTAACAACGCATGAAAACTTAGTTAAGTTAGTAGAGTGTTTGAATAGAAGAAACGGTTGGGTAACAAGAACAGAGAAAGAAGGATTCAATTACGCTGTTGAATCAGAAGTATTAAAATTTAGAGATTTTATTTCAACTCACTATGCTCTTTCAATGCGTGACGATACTCCTTATTGGAAACATGCAACAGAGTATCATGAGTATTGTCCGGAACTTGTAGGCGAAAATTATAATTTAAGAAACACACAATATCAATCTTTGATCGGCGGAGTTACATTAGGTAATACCTATAGTGGAGCAGCAGACTTTCCACCCTCTTTATTTTTAGCGGCTGGCATGGGTGTAAAAC